AGCGCCGGCTTCGTCAACCAGGCACAACGAGAGCAATCCAGAAAGCTGGTCGACGCTGTCGTTGTTCAACTCCTGGTCGGCAAACCTACTGGCAAAGATTGACATCTCGCGACCGTTTAGCGATTGCAGTCGAAACGAGGTTTCAAGCTCTGGTGCTTCAACGTCCAGGTAACGTCGCTTGCAGCTTTGAAGCAGCTTTTCCTTATTCGCTATCGCCATCGTCTTTGGGCTCCTCGGATAAATGGTTAACGCTACTGACTTCGGGAGTCTTCCCAAGCTCGGCAGCAACGAAGTCTTGTAGCTCGCTCGTGAAAATATCGGGGAACGCCTGCAAAAGCTGAACGTTGCCCGAAGCTAAGTTGAGATAACCGCACAGGTAAAACAGGCCGTCGTCTTCGTCACGAACTCGGATTGCTTTAACGTCTTTAATGACCGGAACGAGTACCCCGCGCACCTTTTGGCGCGCTGGGTGGTCGTCCAGTTGGAAAGTAAAGTTAGCCATCTTCCTCAACTGCCTGCTGTGTAGGTCGGCCCTGTGTTGCCATCCCACTTGATGGTTGCCGTCCCTCGCATGATTTCGCCGTTAGATGCTGTGCCACTTGTGGCCGCTGTCAAAAAGCCAGTACCTGCCAGCGTTGCGTTTGTTGTTTCGCCACTTAAAAGCGGGAAAGTAATCGTGATGGTTTCCGCCGCTCCGCTGATGGGCGGGAAAGTTCCGAAGCTCGGGTTCCATTCGAACTCAATCTCCGCTTCGCCACCATCAACCAGGGCGTCTGGGATGAACTCTTTAAAGCCACTGGTTCCGAGGTAGGTTGTCTCGAGGGCTTCGCGAGTTTGCGTCGAACCTCCAATGCTGTAGACGTTCGCGCTGAAGCTCGACGTCCCGAACGCTATGGTCGTTCCATTTCCAGTCAATGCCATTGTCTAACCCCTATAAAGCGGTTTCCGTAAAATAGACCTCGTAATCGCTCATTAACTGGTATAAGCCAACATCATTGGCATGAGCGGGAGCGTCGTAAAAGTCACTATGATTTGTCGCTCGCACCGAAGTAATCTTGACGCCGCTTACCGTCCCCTGGTAAGCCTCCAGGCTTTCTCGGACGGCATCGCGGACCTGTTCGGCTCCAGCGTAAGTGGTGCCGACGCAATCCAGCTGGACCGTAGCAACAGCCAGCCCAGTTGTTCCGCCCAGGTGCGGGTCACTGTTTCCGGTGATGCGTTGATATCTAATCGCCGGCAGAGTCACGCCCTGCGGCAGCGTTAACGGATAAATCCTCGAGCCAACCAGTGCGGTAACGGCCGCATCACTAACGAGCTTTAGCCTCAATGTTTTGCCGATGTCGCTCATGGTTTAGCCCGCCTTTACCTTTACGCCTCGGCTGTCAATCTTGCCATGGAACAACTGCGAAGCCGTTTCGTCGATGACGCGGGAAAGCTCGTTTCGAAAAACGTACCGCACCTGTTCGGCCGCTGCGTCTTTGGCTTTGCGAAGGTAAGCCTTCGCCGGGATGTTGCGTTTCGCGCTGCCGTATTCCAAAACCGCTGGATAGTATCCGCGGTCGTCCGGGTCGATGCCGAGCGTGTCGCGGGTCGGCGTTCGCACTGACGCCCCCAGCAATCCACGGCGTTTACGTTTACCTTGACCGACTGCCCTAACCTTCATGTTCTTTTGAAGCTTGCCAGTGTCGACAGGAACCAAGGCTCGGGCTTTTTCAAGAACTGGTTTCGTCGCTTTCCGCAGAACCTTCCGCAAGATTTTCTTTTGCAGGATAGGTTCAAAACCCTTGAGGGCTTTTATCGTCTGCTGTAGACCTTCGATGCCGACAAGCATCTCAACGCCCATTCCGCCGGCACTGGCCGATTCAACAAACGAGCCAGGCGTTCCAGAGGCGAAGCGTCTGCCGGTATGCCGACTTGCGGCGTTTTTCATAAAGCCCATTAGACGGCCTCCCTAACTGCTTCAATCACAAGCAGGCGTCCCATTGAATCCGGGTCGACCGCGCTTTTGATGTTGTATATGGAGCCGTCGCTGGCTTTAAGTCTGTAAAGCGGCGTAATGTCGCTAGCGTATCGCGTCTTAATCAATGCGGTAACGTCATCATCGACGTTGCCGTTGCGGATAAACTCTCGCGAGCTTTTCGGGATTACCTGGGCTCGGATGTTCCGTTCGTCTGTCCATGATTCGACCGGCTGCCCGTTGTCGTCTTGGGTCGGCGTGTTTTTCTGCAACGTCAAAACGCTGCGGAACATTTCACGCGCAACAACTGTTTTGCCGTATCCGCCACCTCTTAGCATCAGGGATACTCCGAAACACACGCGGCTTGAACAATCGAACGGTAGGCTTCAACGATAGGCGAAGTCGTGCCAAACATCGGCCGCCCGTCGTAGAGCATTTCCACTTGTAACAAGACTGCCTGCCGCAGCTCGGCCGGAACGTCGGTTGCCGCGTCGCCGTAGCCGGCAACATAAGTAACCGTAATACCTCGCTTCTCGAGCCGAATCTCAGGCCAATCGTCGCCGAATACCGGACAAATCAAGCCTGGCTCGTCGTCAGTGAATACGTCGTATTCACTGGCAGACCAGGTTGTGGTTCCGCCGCCGTCCGGCACATAGGTAATGCTCGTTACCGATTGAAGCGGCGAATACGGCAAGCGAATCGCCTTCTTCGGAAACTCGTCGAGCTTCAGCCGCCAGGTTTGCGTAATCAACGCTCGCCGCGTATCGCGTTCAACCGCCTGGCGTGCTGCAACAATGTTCGCCGCCAGGATGGTGTCGTCGTCGTTAGTTGAGATCCGCAGTTGGTCGCGGGCTTCGCTTAGGCTTACGGGTTCGACCGCCGGAGCGACTGTTCTTTTTAGGCTGTACTTCTGGGCCATCGTCGACAAGCTCCGCAACGCCTCGACGGATCCAAAGCTCCGCAGCGCCTTTTATGGTTGTCATTTGGAAGTCTTTGGGATAACCCCCAAACGATTTCAAAAACCGAATGTTAACTAGCATGAGAAAAAGCCGGGGCCGTTAAGCCCCGGCCTCCTGTTCAATCATTAAGAAGCGGCGGTTTTAATACCGGCGAACGCTCCAGTTGAGCTCGCCCCTGGTGCTTCATGAACAGCCAGGTCATAACGAGCGGTTAGACGCAAGGTCATAACGTCAAGGTTGAAAGCGTAGTCGGCCGAGCTTGCAATCTCGACGCCTTGACGGTCGCCCATCACAACGCCAGCGTTAAAGTTGCCGAAGAAGACGCCGAACTTGCTGGCCGCACTGGCTGGCATGTGGTCGGAGAAGTAAATCGGATACCCGAACAACGCCGGACGCTGTCCGCCGCTGATGCTGTCAACGGTATTTCCGCCACCAGCATAGACGAGCTTTTGGATAACTTCGGCGAACGTGCTGCGTCGCATAATCCAAGCCATATTGGGTTCGACCCAGAACTTGTCCGCGACTTTGCTAACGCAACTGTGCAGGTCCGCCAAAGTGATTGACGAGAAGCCGGTTTCGCCACTATCAAGAGTTACCGTTCCGCCAGCTGCACAGGAGCTGACCAGGCCGGTTTCGCCGCCATAGGTTGACGTTCCATCACCGTTGATAAACTCGTTGTCCGCTTGATAAGCGAGAGCGTGTCCAGCGTCGGCAGCTACGTCGTCCATCACGTTAACCAGGCTGTCCGCAATCAACTCATTCGAGATTTGAGTCATCACGGCCCGCTTAACGGCGGTCAACTGTACGAGGCCGTAGGTTTTATCGCTGGCGGTAATGGCCGAAGCCTCGCCAGGATAGTAAACCGTTTGACCACTAGACCGCTTGGGCAAATCGAACGAGTCGCTAGGCATTACAACTCGCTGAGCGAGTTGCGGAGCAATACCGGCATTTTCGCGAGCGTTGATAACTGCCGCTGCGAGTGAGTCAGGCGTCAAGTTACCACCAGCGGAGCCAGTGCCTTCAGTTTGAGCCGCATAGATGCCCTTGTCGTTCATCTCCTGGCGTGCTGCCTGGCGGACGTCTTCGCTCTTGGAAAAGTTAGCCTTGAACCAGACGCCGGCGTTGTAGGCATCTTGAGCGTTGGCAAAAGCCTTGAGCCGTCCAGCAAACTTGCAAGGTTTAGCGTAAACCTTGGGAGCTTCGGCGACGGGCTCGGGCTTCTCTTTAATCTGAGCTTCGATTTTCTCGAGCTTTTCGGCTTGCTCGACCTTCGCCCAGAGTCCGCTTTTCGCTTCGCCGTCCAGGCCATCGCTGCCGATTTCGGCCAGGTAAGCGTCAAACTGCTTCGACTCTTCGGCGTTAAACTCTCGCTCTTCAGTTTTGACGAGTTCGCCCAGTGCTTGAGCTTTGGCGTAGAGGTCGGCGATATCTTCGCGGATTTGCTTGGAGGATTTCATTTTGTGCCTCGAGAGAAATGGTTGGATTTCGTCGAAGCCAAAAACGAAAAAAGCGGCCTCGACCAAGTGGTTGACTTGGCAGACGGCCGCTTTTTAGAAGCCTTAGCAAAGTTGAAACTTCGGGGCATTGCGCCGAAGCGGAACCTTTATAGACGCAAGTGGGTCTTTATGTCAAATAGA